CTCATCTATTAAAAAATCCAAAGAATCTTGTTCTTCCTTTTCTAAAGGTTTGTGAATTGTAGGAGTTTCTTCAACTACATCATCAACTGCCTTGGTCTGAGGTATAATGGTATCTTCTGCCTTAGTCTGAGGTATAATGGTATCTTCTGTCTTAGTTTCTTTTACTTTTTTACCAACCCCTGGTGGGATTAGAGCGCCTACCGCACCACCAGCTAATGCAGATGCTGTAAACATTACAGGATCAACTTCTCTTCCTGCTGCTAATTCTCTTATTGCGTAATCTCCAGAAACCACTGCACCTGAAGACGCAGCCTGTATTCCTCTATTAGCAAGCTTACCTAATTTAGCAATTTTAGAAGGCACTCCAAGATACCCTAGAGCTACAGCAGACGGATCTAACAACAATCCTCCTATTTCTCCTGTGAGTGCCCAACCAGATTGCTTATCTTCTTCTGTTAAGTTTCTATAAGAAGCTTCTATATCTTTTATTCTGTCTTCTTCTAAAGCAGCTAAAGTTTCTTTATCACCTTTATTAGCAAGAAACCTATAGACATCACCACCTAGCCAAGTGCTTTTCTCCCACCCATAGGCAAGCTCATCAAAAAAACTACTGTTGTAATTATCACTCATATAATATTTCCAATATTAAACAGATGCATCGTTCGCCAATATCGTCAATAAACCACCAACATCTCTATTATCCAAGCCTATCTCTTCAGCAATTCTTAGATATTCTTCTGCAGGTAAATCTCCTCCCTCTACAAGTTTTACAAATAGTTCAGCTTTCTTTGGTCTTAGAATGTTTTTAGATCTGCTTATAAAAAAGTTAGCTAACTTGTTTGGAGAAGATTGAGAAGCAATCGCAGCATCTATTTCGTCCATCTCTTCGTCTGTAATAGTCGATTGTGGTGCAAGTATACTATTAGTAGTTACAGGGCTTTTAGCAGAAGTTCGTGCAAGCATACTATTAGTAGTAGGTTCGCTAATAACTTCAGCTTCTTTAGGAGCGACAGCTAGTAAAAGTTCATGCGTTGTAACATTAATTCTATTTAAATCTACGCTATTCCTTATTGCTTGTAGTTGTTTTTTTAAAGCTAGATTTTCATTAGATATCCTATAGTGAACAGTGTTAGCAGCACTAGCAGAACTTAATATTGCCTCATCAGAAAGTCCTTGATTTTTTAATTCAGAATATATTCTGTTGTAGTTTCCTGCTGCATGTTCTATATGAAGCTTAATAAGTTTACCGTCTAGTGTGTCTTCTGAGATATCTTCTAACACTTGTTCAGGTGTACTTACCCTAGTTGGCATGTTTCTTCCACCATACAAAGCATGAGGACGTCCTATTTCAACACTTGTTGGTGTAACTTCTACATTTACAACATCTCCTGATATTTCTTTTTCTCCGCGAGCTACATAAGGAGATAAAAAGTTTGTAGGAACATTGTCGTGATAGTTAACGCTAGAAAAAGTTTCTGTAACTATTCTTCTTATTTCTTCTTTGGTAGCGTTTTCAGGAATATTATTAACAGTATCTATTGCAGCATCTTTAACTTGCACTTGTCTTTTTGCTTGATTAGAAGACAATACATCAGGCGACAATTCTTTTGCCGTTACTGTAAGATCATTATCTGTATCTGAGACTATAGGTGGCTCTGTATCTAAGCCTGTATTTAGATTTTCTCCCTCTCCCAGTATAAAAGTTAAAAACTCTTGCTCTATCCCTTCCTCTGCAAAAATATCATCAACAAATTTGTTTGAGTTAAGATCAAGCCCTTTTTCCTGTACCAAAAAATTAAGGGCGTGGTTGTAGAATTTACGCATATCCTCACCATCACCGTCTACATATTCCTGTACATCTCTATTTTCGCTTGTTCGCATTACATATATTAAGTTATCAGCCTGAGCCTTTAGATTAGTTCTGGCTGTATCTAATATATTATTTCTTGCACTAACTATACTGTCTCTTATCACAGCTTGTTGACTTGGATCAACTTGTCCTAAAAGTTCTGGAGGAGTTAAACCAGTATCTAAACCAAGCGATATAGCAACCGTATCAGTAGCCGCTTGAGTAAGATCAGGTGTATTTTCTAGTATATCATTATCTTTTAAGGAGGCTGCCGCCTTTCTATCATTACTAGTAAAGTCTTTATTCTGAAAAATTCTAAGTTTAACTAGGTTTTGATTTCTTGTTTCTTCAGTCCTCAAATGATCTTGAATTAGCTTTATTTTTTGACTAGTAGCTAAATCCTTATACGTAGGATTTTCATAGATTAAGTATGCTAGATCATCACTTGTCAATTCGTTGTTTAATTCGTTAAATTGTTTAGTATCTTGATAAATTTTATAATTACTTGAGAAAGCACCCTCAGATACTTCGTTGTTTATATGTGCTAAACTTTTATTCTGCATTGTATTTAACAAATACCCATAAACTTCTGGATTTGCTACAGTCACTTTTCCCTTATCATTTACAGCTAAACCTATCCGTTGAGCAATACCTTCAAAATTTTCTATAACGTATCTAGCACCATTTGGAGTTTCAGTTATTTCTCCTTGAAGAAATTCTTCTTTGACAATATTTTTAAAAGATTCATCTTTTTGTAAATTAATCACTTCTTCAAACATTTCTGCTGTAGCTTGATCTGTTGACATTGTACTTCTATACAACTCTCTTGAAGCGGCTACTTTATTTTCTAAAGTTTTTCTTCCTTCCTCATCAAACAGAATATCATGCCAGCCTGGAGCAGCTTTTTTGAAAGCTTTTATTTCTCTTTCCTCATCAGTTAGGTTTCCACCTACACCAAAAAAATTCAAAACAGAACGAAAAGCAGCAGCACCTATGTTACTAGGATAAGGGCTATACCTACGTAAACGCTGTTTAACCTCTTCCATACTTCTAGTGCCAGCAGTAATATTTTGATAATAATCTAAAAAATCTTTTCTTTCTTTTGCGTCATTTATAACTGATTGTAATCCTGTATCATAAGTGTGTTGAATTGCAGCTTCTATTTTTTCTGCATGCTTTGAAGTTCTCCAATCAGCACCAAACTTTTTCTCTGCATTTGCATAAAGTTGGTTTTTTAAATTATATGCTGCATACTCATCCCTAGTCTGACCTAACACTGCTCTTTCATTTTCAAATGTTTTATCTTTTTCTAATTCCTCTCCACCCAATCTAGTGAATTCTTTCATATCTTTTAAATATGTTCTCTGCTCTACTTTATTCATGAAATTATCTTCAAGACGTTTGAAAGGCTCAGTAACAAAACCACCTATAGCTTGACCAATAGGGGCTGTTATTGCAGTAGCAACAGAAGACATTGCTTGAGCTTTTAACGTGTCTGCAAAAGAAGGACGTTCATACCTACGTTCACGCTCTTCTCTTTCTCTGGTTAAGTCTTGACCAACAGACTGTCCAAAAGCCCCTAAAAAATCTTGTCCTAATAGGCTATCTCTTGCCATCATCTAACTCCTAGTAATGATTCTGTGGGTTCAGGCTCTAGTTGTGCCCTAACAGATTCTGGAAAATCTTCTCCCATTTCTGGTGATTCCATAGAAGGTATAACTTGATTTAGTAATCCTGTATTACTTCTTTCTTTTTCATTATCTATAATAAAATCTATTTCAGCACGTTCTGCCATAGCTGCTAACATATAGATAAGAGGTTCTATCACTATCAACATAAGATCAGGATTAAAAAGACCTTCTTCAAAATCTCGCAATAGAGTAACTTTAACAATGTCTAGTAAAGGTATCCCACTTTCTATGTTGTCCATAAGCTTGTCATATATTTCATCAGAGGTAAAAAACTCAAAGTAATATTCAAGCAAATCTTGTTTTTTTGTAAACTCAGGAGGATTTAGAAAAGGTGCAGATTGGTCAGGACTAACCGTTAAGGACTCCCCTGGAATAGGTCTATCTACACTTACAGCCTCTTTCAAAAACATATCATCAAGCTCTGACACTGTTAAAACCTCCATAACTTACACCGTTATAAAATGCGTCTGCTGCAGAATCTCCTTGATAATATAAAGATTGAGCCACCAAAGCGGGATCTATACTATCTTGAAACTCTTGAAACATAGCTGCCGTCCGTGTAGGTGAATAGTTAATCTGGCCTCTCTCTGGAACAAAAGATTGTTCTTGTACTAAATCTCCTGGCCTTGGTGCTAAACCTATAGCTTGGTTAAAAGCTGTAACACCAGCAGACTCGATAGCCCTTTCAGGTGTTGTTACTACTGCTCCTACAATCCTGTCAGGTGCGCCTAGTAAAGATTCTGTTGTTTTTTCAGCAAATGTTCGATTGTCTACTGAAGGATCAAAGTCAGGATCAAACACGTTTAAGTCCTGCCCCTCTCCAACTTCTAGTCTTGTATATTCGTAACCTCCACCTGCTCTTTGAAGATTTTTATCAATAAAGCCATCAGCAGTTGCGGTAGCTCCTTTTAAATTTTCAGTAAACCCTGCCTCTGTAGAAAAACCTCTTGCATCTAAATTTTCTTGACTCATATTTTGTAACTCATTTAAAGTCTCTCTATTTGACGTGGTATTTTCCAAAGCATTCCAGCGGTCTTCAGACCACATATTTCTAAAATCTCCACTAATATTTGAAAAAGCTTCATCAAAACTTCTAGGAGCTTGTGCAAACATAGGATCAAATCCAAAAAATCCTCCTACTTTATTTACTGCTGTTTTTCCTAAAGTTGTTATAGCATCTGTAACGGTAGTAAAAGGTTTAGCTATGTCACTTACAAATTTGTAACCATGCGTAAGACCTTTACCAGCCATAGATATAAATGCATTACTACTACCTGCCATGTTAGAAAATAAACTGCCTAAATTAGTTATATTATTCCCTAAACCCAGCATGCTTCCTAAGCCTTTAGTAAATAAAGATCCTATCCCTGGCAAAATAAATGCCATAGCAAGTTGACCAAGAATGCCAATTTTGCCCATGAATTTACCAAAGCTATTAAAAGCTTTTTTAACTTTCTTACCTATGCTTTTAAATCCAGTTTTTATTCCTTTCCAAACTTTACTAAGAAATCCCATCACTAACCCTCCTAAGGCAAACTATAATATTCTGCTAATGTAATATTGTTTTCTCGTTCCCACTTTGCTAACTCTCTCTTATAAGCTGTGTCTTGTGCTGGACCAGTACGCTTTTTTGGTGGAGGAGGGTAACTAGCTTGAGTTCTTGTATCTTCAGTATCCCTACCTCCACCTCCAGTCTGTCCTGGCCCTCGATCACCCCCTACTGTATCGTCATCTTCAGAAAGACCTAGCAAACTATTCATATATGTATACATATTATTTCTTTGTGTCACCACATTTGGAAGTGTGCTTGTCATAAATGTTTCACTCTGCATAGCAGAATTAATTAAAGCAATAGTTCTTTCTTCTCTAGTTAAGTCTTTAGTAAAATTTCTCTGAGCAGTATCTCTAAGTTCTTGCCAAATTTGTGCATTAGCTGCTGTACTTAAAGCAAAAGCATTTTGTGCGTTTTGAGCATTAACAGCATTTTGTGCAGCAGTATCAGCCATATTAGCTTTACGTCTCCACTCAACATTAGATTGCTGAACTGCTTGTGCATTTTGAGCATTCCACATTTCTCTTTGACTGTCTAAGTTAGCATTAAATTTAGATATATCTGAAGTTAACTGGGCATTTAGTTTGTCAGCTTCCGCTGCATTGTTAGCATCTAAAGCAGCTAACCTATTAGTTTCAGTAGCATTGAATTGTTCCATAGCATTAGTTTGAGAAACATTAAACTGTTCCATATTCTGAGCTAGATTAGCCATAAACTGATTTGTTTGATTTTCAGAAGTTGCATTAAACTGTGATGCAGCATTTTCAGCAGCTTGATTTGACAATAACTGTTGTTGCCTCTGCTGAGAGTCAAGCATGTTTGCCTGTTGCTCATTAGAAAGATTTGCTAAATCCATTCGTAAAAAATTATTTGCATTAGTTATTGAAATTTTTGTAAGCAAGTCTGCTTCTTGCATATCCATAGCAGCTAAATTTGCAGCATCTTGCATAATAGTTTGTTGCCTTGCATTAAAGTCTGTTAAAGTCATCGTCTGCATAAATTTACTATTAGCTATTTCAACTTGTTGAGCATCTGTAAATTTAGCCATATCAATTTTAGCAACAGTCATAGCATTTTGTATTGCTGTTTGTTGATCAACATTCAATTGAGCTATGCCCATGTTTTCAGCAATTTTAGCGTTTAATAAATTTGTTTGTAATGTAGCATTAAGATTAGCTAAGTTTGTTTGCTGGGATGCGTTAAGATTATCTCTTGATGCTTGATTCTGAGCAGTTAAATTAGCTAATACTACTTGTTGCTCATTAGAAAGATTTGCAAGTTCCATTTGCTGTTTAAATCCAGCATTCTTTACAAGAAAATTAGCAGCCATTTGCATCTCTGCCAGACGTTCTTGATTAGTAGCAGCTTGATTATCTTTTAATCTACTAGCTTCTACTTGAAGATTAGCAAGCTCCATCTGTTGATCATTACCAAGTTCTTGAGCATTTATTGCTTGTTGGTTTTGAGCATCTATTACTGCTTCTTGTTGTCGATTCCTTAAATTTTGTAGGCGTACTTGCTGCTGCTGTTGCTCTGTAGTTAGTACAGCTTGTTGATTAAACTGACTTTGAAGAGTAGCCATAGCTTGTGCATTTTTAGCAGTTTGTGATTCAGCAGTTTGTTGATTAGCAAGATTAGTCAGACGCCGCTGCATATCCTGCCTAGACTGTTCTATGTTAGCTTGTTGTTCATTAGATAAGTTTTGGGCGGCTCTAGTCTGAAGAGCTTGAGCGTTACTTTGAGCCATAGGTAAAGCACTTTGAATAATTGCATTAAAAAGTGCATCACGTCCTACAGTAGATACTGATAAACCTCTTTGAGCCATTCTTTGATTCATAGCCGCTACTGCTGGTCTAGCCCATGCAGGAATATTGCCATCTTCTAAACCACCAATAAGTGATTCCATTTGAGAAGATACTAAAGCTTCTGTAGGTAGTGCAGCTACAGCCGCTTGTACTTCAACAGGCTGCAAATCCATCTTAGCTTCTACTACAGCAGGGTCTTCTACAATAGCTGCTGTAACATCTTTAGGAAGGTCAGCAATTGCTGCGACCATATCAGCCGCCGCACCTTTTTTAGCAGTACCTTTTACTTCAGACCTTTGAGCAGCCTGATATCCTAGAGTATTTTGAATCACAGCTTCAACACCATCAGTAGGAGCATCTCCTGTAATAGCTGTACGGTTTTGAATTTCAGCAGAAGGAGATGACGCAGTTGGAACTCCATTTGTAAAAGTTACTGGTCCTACCATAGAAGTAGTTGGTTTATCTATTGCAATACGCTCTTTTGTTTCTTTATTGTAAACAAATATTTTTCCTTCTGGAGGCATTTCAGCGGTATAATTTACATCTTCAGGAGGAATTGCAGAATAACCATCAGGAATACCAGACTCTGGAAAATCTGTAGTAGAAGCTTGTGCTTTTTGCTCATCTTCAGTTACTCTTTCAGCAGCAGCAGTAACTACAGCTTCAGCATCATCATCAACCTTTAGTTCAGCCTTTGTCGGATCTCCCATAAATTCAGCAGCAACAGTAGCAGGTTTAAACGGCTGTGTAGCTTCCTCACCCTCCGCTGGTGCCTCACCAATAGTTGAAGCTGTGTAAGTAGACGCTTCCATAGGTTTATCTATTGCAATACGCGCTCCAGTTTCTTGGTTGTAAACAAATATTTTTCCTTCTGGAGGCATTTCAGCGGTATAATTTACATCTTCAGGAGGAGACGTAGAATAGCCAGCAGGGATGCCAAATTGAGAACCAGTAGTAACATCACCTTCAGTAACAGTTGTTGCTGTAGGAGCAGTAGCAGTTCCTGCTTCAGCTTTAGTGAAAGTATCTTCATCAAGTTTTTGTACTTCTGTAGAGCCAGGACTAGTATCAGTTATACCAATTAAATTTCCCTCTTCATCTGTGCCTGTAGTTGCAGCAGTCCTGAACCTATCATCAACTATGTTATCTTCTGCATCTCTTGTAAAGACATCTCCAGAAGCTATGTCAGCCCGTTTTTTTTCAAGTTCCTTTATTTCTTCTTGAGTCAAGTCGCTCTCCTTGTCAGTATCTTCAGTATCTTCAGTAGCTTCAGTAGTTGAAGAAGAATCAGTATTCTTAGTACCTTCTCCAGTATTTATGTTCGTAAGCTCTTCTTGCACATCCTCTGGAAGTTGATCCAAAGTAGGGCCACTTGGCCCACCTGTCAAAACAGGAAGTTGTTGTGCAGAATCATCTACAATATTTAAGTCTGCGGGTGGCGGTCCTGGTTCATTAGCTGGATGCCCCTCTACTAACTCTGCGTCCGCTGGGTCTGATGCTGCTTTACCCCCTGGTATAGTGGTATCTGGATCTGGTTCAGAATCATTACTTGGATAAGGATCATAACCAAAACTATAATCTTGCTCATTATCTCCTGGCGCTGAACCATAACCAAAATTATAATCTTGCTCATTATCTTCTGGCGCTGAACCATAACCAGAACCATAACCAGAACCATAACCACCTGGAAACTTACGAACACGTCCACCAGCCCTTAGATCTTGACGTTCTTTACGTTTACGTTTCTTAAAGCTTTTAGTATTTCTTTTAGCTCTTTTACTACTCACAGTAAATCCTTCAGTAGTGTAACTATTATAGCGCCTGAAGTTGTGCAAAGCGTACCAACAAGTAACCATGCCAAGCGCTCCCAACGGGCTGCATGTGCGTCAGTCTGCTTTCTAAGTTCTCGTAATTCATGGGTAGCGTCCAACCATCTCTCTCCACATATTCTCTCATGTTCTGAAATTCTCTCAAGTGCTTCCAGCGCAAGATGAGTTGGCGACATTTCTCCATTTATTACCTCTTTGTTATAAGCCACTGTTATACTCCCACGCCCATATAAATAAAAAGACTAGACACATAAAAGATACCCAACCAAAAAAAACTGTTCCTGCAAGTTTTAAATTTTTCTTAACTTCTTTCCTGCGTTTTCTTAGTCGTGCCACTTCTTTTTCGTGAGCAATACGAGATTCCTCCATACGATTTTTTACAGACCAATATAAATCTCCTTGGCCTTGAAGAAGACAAATGTCTTTAAATTTTTTATCAAAATTTTCTAATTGTCTTTTAGCACTTTCCATAGCCAGAGCTTCTTTGTAACTCATGGCTCCTGCTTTATTTCGTTCTACATCTCTGTATTTTTCATTTGCTGTAGCCCACCTACCAACTAAACTTTGTAAAGTATGGCCGTGCCCTGCCGCTTCTTTGATAGTACTTAAACCATCATTAAGAGCTTTTAAAGCTGTTAGTACTGCGGCAACTTCACCAATCATATTACCAAGGAACGCCTGTAGAAGTTGTCGGAGTTTTCTGTTCTGCAATTTGTGCAGTCAGTGACGTTTCAATTTCATTTTTGTCAACGTCAGCATGTACCCACCCAAGAACTGTTGATTCTGTTAGATCATTGTAGGCTACAAAGTCAGACGCTGAGGGATCAGGGGTAAAGTTACTAGACCCAAAGGTACGTGCTGTATAGGTGTTGTCACCTACAGTTTCAGAATCAATAACACGCCAATGTGCGACTACCACCCCACCATCACTTACGTTACGTTCCATTGTTTTAATTTCCCAAGTTGCAGCCATTATTAATGCTCCTTAATTTTCAAAAACCAATTGTTCACCACTAATTTTTTCTAAGACTCTTATTGCCTTCAGCATATCAATGTTAATTTGCTTGCCGTCTCGTTCAGAAAAATATGACCATGCCATGTCCTCACTTGGACCTTCAGGAATTAAAGAAAAATTGTGCGGTGACAGTGTGGTGACGTTACCTGCTTCGTCTCTAACTTTTAACTCGCTCGATGAACTAACATCCTCCGCATAGAGGACTACACCATTAGTCGCAGAGCCAGCAGGAGCGGTCCCGTTGTTAAGAATTAAATTGCCAGCAGATGATGTAGGCGTAGTCGAACCGCCCACATGGAGATTTCCTGCACTATCTACAACGACCAAGGCATTTGTTATATTGCTTGTGCCATCTGCATGGGAGGCTGTTGCGTTGCGACAGATCGCAAAACTGTCAGATTTGTTGTAAGGAGAACCTGCAAAATACTCAACGTCATCGGCTTGGTTGTGGAAGAAGTTTCCGGCAGCACGACCCGCTCCATTAGCATCAAATATTAAGCGTGAGTGACTGAACGAACTGCCTCCATCGTTGCCGATGTGGATAGTACTGTCCACGTCCAACGCATAAGCAGGTGCTGAGGTGCCTATGCCAACATTGCCCGATGAACCCTGAAGAAAAAATGCGTGTGTGGCACTATCGGACTCAATGCGAAAATCAAGGTCTCGACTATCCTCATTGATAACAGTTTCAGTACTATCTATTCCAATACGTTCAACCATGTTGCCATCAAGTTTAGTTTCTATCCGTAGTTGACCGTCTTCGGAACCATCAGTTGGATCATCAATAAGGGTGTCAAAATGCACATACGCTGTTTCATTACCAGCAGAATCTTCTGCTAAGAATCTCATCCTGCCAGTAAAATCACCTGCAGTAGGGCTTGCTGAGTTTCTAAAAAAATCAAGACGCGGCCCTATGGAGCCGTCATCATCTGTGGATATAAGCCTAACTTGAGTTAAATTATCTGCAGTGGTAAATGTTGCCGTTGTTCCATTAATTCCTGCGTTAAAAGTAGCTTCACCCGCTGCACTTGTATCCAGCGTGAGCATATTAACACCTGAACCCCCATCATTTCCTCGAAAAATTATGTCGCTATCTTGTTTTGCAGCTTGAACATAGTTGCTCGTACCATCGTGATACATAATAAAGTCTGCATCTGCACCCAACTGAACTTGTTTAGAATCTCCAAGTGCTATGTGACTATTGAAAGTAGCCTTACCCGCTGCTGACATATCA